TCAGGACGGTTTAGGTTCGTCCTGCCCTTTGTAGTTCACTTCACCATAGGTCTTGAAACGGATAATCATTTCTCCAGCCCATTCATTGATTGTATTAGCAATACGTGCTTGCTCAGGAACAATTTCGTTATACCAAAATGCTTCTCTTGCTTCACTAATTGAACCAAATCCGCCAGCATTGGAGGGAATAATACCGAGCAGTTGTGGAGGTGTCCGAAATGATGCAAGGATGTCATCACGTGTTATAGATTTAATATGCGTAAATTCATCTTTGGCTGCAAGTTCACTAATAGGGATTAATTGCAATCCATCTTTTTTTCCACCTGGAGCATGAAGGAATAAATTTCTGAAGTTACCTGGGCCACGTGAATCTTTCATTGCCTGTTTAATACCTTCCACATCTTCATCATCAATTTGAGAATCTGTCATATATAAAATGAAACCAGCATGTGAACCATTATTATAATATTTTCGACGGAATAGCGTTGCGGATTCATTAAGCCAAGCTGATTGCAAGGCTGACATATATTCAGGTACACCATAGATTTCCTGATTAATGTCTGTTGTTTTTACACAGCAAACACTTCCTTGAGCAAACTCATGTTCCTGATATCCTTCTGTCAACATTAAATATTTATTTGGTTCCTTCATGCGTCGTACGTATTTGCCCATTAACCCTTTGAACTGCAAAGGTTCATTAAGTCTGTTATCAATACGCTGAAGATAACCATTACCAAAAACTAAATTATCTAAAATCATTCGTTCAAAATTAGCTGAACTTAATAACCGATGTGATCTAAATGCTGAAACCAATTGATTCTTTTTATAGTTGATTGCAGTAGAAAGATAGGGAGTAGCAGTAAACGATTTGGCCAATCCATTCAAACTAACAGGTGGTTCATAGTAGTTGCCATTTAACCAAGTCTCATAATATTGAGATAGGTCATGTTTATTGAGAACCGGCTCAGGATCTCCAAAGGTAAAAGCCTGGACTTTGCTGTCAGACATTTAATAAATCTCCATAGTGGATTTTTTAGAACTTCCGTCGTTATCAAGTGACAACGGCTCATTAAAGAATGCATGGAAAATTGCAAAAGCCAGATCCGCATGACCAATATTTTCAGCTCGTGAAGCCTCAAATGTCATTTGTTTCTGGGAAGCTGTGAGAGTTTTTTTAATTGCCATTAATGATTGGGCAACTTCAGTTGCACCAGCATCGAATTCGAATCGCCCTTTGTTAAGAACGTCCATTCCTTTCATGACTAATTGCGTTTTGACATCAACTGAATATGTGAAGGTAGTTAGGTTAGGGAAAAACTCTTGAACCAATTGAGCAATACCTGTCCCCATGCCAGATTTATCCATCCCGATGTAAGCTACTCGATATTTTTGACAGATCTTTTTAATAAATGCAGCTTGGCTGGCAAAATCCATTCCTTTGAATTGATGGTGTTCAAGTAACCGGAATTTGTTATAACCAGGTTCAGGTGGTGCAACCACAACAAGGCCAGCACTATCCCCAGATTCTGCTGGATCATAACCAACCCAAACAGGCTTATTTCCAAAAGGTCTTGTTGCTAGTGGCTTGAAATCCTTCGTCCACAACTCCCATGAATCAACCATACATGGTTGGATGATGCTAAGTGGAAATACACTCTGGCCATCATCAACAAACTCACACATATATAAGTTGGCAAATTCATCTGCACTATTTTCAGCAATCAGTTCTTCAATATCAAAAAGGTTACAACCTTGCCTTTCTGCATCATAAATATTGACGATATGACGCCACATTTGGTCATTGCAGAGCGCACCATTTCTTAAAGCATCATGGCTGGTATCAATCTCAACTTGTTTATCTTTAGAACGCCCTTTGTTAAACGCCTCACCAGTCCAGAATTTATAAGCTTCATGTGATTTACTGGATGGTGTAGAAAAATAGGTCTTTTTATACTGTTTCTGGGCTGCCATAGCTGAAGCCACTTTTTTAAGTGTGGCAAAACCATGTACCCAGAAGAACTCATCAAAATACAAATCGCCATGATAACTTTGAGCAGTCTTAGCGTTTGTGCTAAGGAATATGAGCTGAACTGTTTCATTAGTAGGCAAAGTGATGGTAATTGGATCTCCTTGTAGATCCACACCAATTGATTGAAGAACAAAGTCTTTAATATAAGTTTTAAAGCCGTGTGCTTGGGCTTTTGACGCTGAAAGGAAAATCTGATTTCGACCAGTTGTTACTGCTTTAATTAACGCTTCGCGTGCAAAATAAAATGTCGCACCAATCTGACGTGATTTTAATAATGCTCTGTTTCGTTGCTCACGAGCACGGTACCAAACCTTTTGGTACTCAAATAAGCCATCGTCAAAGTCTTCAAGTAATTTTTCAATTTGTTCTTCTGTAAGAACATTTTTAGCAGACGGTTTACGTGGTCCAGCTGTTCTATTTTTTAAATTAGGATTTAGATCTGCTTCATTTCCACCATTGTTATATTTATTAATTTTGGCCATGCGCTCCAGTTGGCGCATAAGCAAATCAATCTCTTTAAAATCATTTGGTGTTTTCTTTTCAAGAATAATTAGCTTAACTAATTGTGCTTCTAATGCCTGGGCAACACGACCTTCCGGAGCTTGTTTTTCCCATTCATCTCTGGCCTTCCAAGCATGAACATTTTTATCATTTTCATTTAAGTATTCTGCAATCGAGCTGATTCGCCACCCCATCCAGTATAAAAACTTTGCTAAGAGGCGGTTATCAAAAGAAAGTGGTGGATTTTCAGATTTAGTATTCATTGGCTCATTAAGCCAATTTCAAACTATTGATTCATTTAGGTGGGATTGTGAAAACTGTTTTCACAAGTGGGTTTTATTGATTCTTTTTCGTGTAATTCCGATTCTGCTTACTACGTAAATTATGAATTTTTAAATATAAGCAGGATTCACCACTCATGAGTAAGAAATCCAAGTTTTATCGAGTTGCAGTGGCTGGAGCAACTACAGATGGTCGCATTATTGAACCTGAATGGATTCAACAAATGGCGAAAAACTATAGCCAAGATACTTATACGGCACTAGCTAATATTGAGCATTTACGGGGTCTTCTCCCTGACACCCCCTTCGGTAATTATGCCAAAGTTATTGGTGTAAAAGCCCAGGAAGATGTTGTTAATGGTCAAAAGAAATGGGCTTTATATGTTCAATTGGAAGCTTTTGACAACCTGATTGAATTGCATGAAAAAAAGCAGAAACTTTTCAACTCAATTGAAGTCAATCCAAACTTTGCTGATACCAATGAAGCGTATTTAGTTGGTCTTGCATTTACCGACACCCCAGCATCTTTGGGAACACAAATTATGGAGTTTGCATCTAAAAATCCAGATGTAAATCCATTTACTTCTAAAAAGCAGCATAAAGATAATCTTTTCACTGCAGCTGAAGAAGTCTCTCTAGAGTTTGAAGATGAATCTCCTGTTTCAAATTTATTTTCTAAAGTTATTGACTGGCTAAACCCAAAACAAGAAGAACAAAGCCAAAAAAATAATGGCCAGTTCAATGAAATTGCGAAGTCAGTTGAAGAAATTGCCAAGACCTTTGGCAATACACTTAAAGAGCTAAGTGATCTCAAAGAGAATCATTCAAAACTTCAAACTGAGTTCAAAGAACTTAAAACAAAATTAGGCCACGAGCCACATCCACAAACACCGCCAGCTCCAGAAAGCAACGGTAGCTTTTCAGAAAAAATTGAATTTTAAAAAGTGAGTGAAAAATGCGTAACGATACACGTATTAAATTTAATCACAGCCTAAAAAAATTGGCTGAAATTAATGGTGTTGAAACAGTAGAAAAACAATTTACTGTAGCTCCAGCACCAGAACAGAAACTTGAAGAAAAAATTCAAGCTTCGAGTGCATTTTTGCAAAAAATTAATATTACCCCAGTGCCTAAACAGTCAGGTCAAGCAATCGGGCTTTCTGTTAATAATACAATCGCTGGTCGTACAGACACATCTGGTAGTGGGGAGCGTAAGCCTTCTGATCCAACAGGATTAGGTGCAGATGACTATACTTGCAAGCAAACCGATTTTGATGTTGCTTTACCTTATGAAAAATTGGATGCATGGGCTAGTTTCCCAGATTTCCATGCTCGTTGGAATAGTGCAGTCGCTCAAGCTATTGCATTAGATCGAATCATGATCGGCTTCAATGGTACTTCTGCTGCTGCAACTACGGATCGTGTAGCCAACCCTAAATTACAAGATGTAAATATTGGCTGGGTAGAAAAAATCCGTACAAAAGCTCCAGATCGTCGAATGAATAACGTAACTATTGGTGCCACTGGTACTTATAAAAATCTTGATTCATTAGTAATTGATGCTGTCGCTGAGTTAATTGATGATGTCCACCAGGATGCAACAGATCTAGTTGTGATTTGTGGTCGTTCACTTTTAAACGATAAAAATTTCCCTATCGTAAACAACGCCGAAGACAATCAAAATACTTTAGCTGGTCAAATTTTAGTAGGTCAAAAACAAATTGGTGGTTTACCAGCTATACGAGTTCCATCTTTTCCAGACAACACAATTTTAATTACGTCTTTAGATAATCTTTCTATTTATTATCAGAAAGATTCGAAGCGTCGTTACATTGTTGAAGAACCAAATAAAAATCGTGTTGCGGACTACCAATCTTCAAATGAAGCTTATGTAATTGAAGCTTTTGAAAAAGTTGCATTGGTTGAAGGCATCGCAATTCAATAAGAGGTGATTTATGTTGAGTCCAGCTCGACGACATCGCCTGCAAGCCTTGGCAGCTAGAGCAGCTGCTTTGGCTGAAAATGCTTTTGGCGATGTTCGTGAAGATGCCAGCGTGTATTTATTACAACTGGCAGAACTAAAAAACGACCAAAATTTGCTACGTGGTATTAAATCTGAAATTGAACGTGCAGAACACAAAGCCAAATTAATCCCTAAATATATGCCGTATGTGGAAGGTATTCTTTCTGTTGAAGAGCGTACTCCACACATGCGGGATGATATTGTCACGACGATTATGCTTTGGTGTTTTGATGCTGGCATGTTTGAAGAAGGTCTCCGCATTGCAGAATTTGCGCTGAAGTATGGCCTTGATATGCCAGATACCTTCAACCGAGACACAGCTTCCATTGTTGCTGAAGAAGTAGGAAATGCAGCCAAAGCTGCCCATACTGAAGGTGAAGTTTTTGACATAGCTATTTTAGAAAAAGCAAACTCTCTTACCTCAACATTCAGTATGCATGACCAGATCCGGGCAAAACTATATGTCGCTATGGGTCGAACTTATTTGCAAAAAGAGCTTTATGCCTTAGCTGTAACGTTTTTAAAACGTGCCATTAAACACAATGAAAATTGTGGCGGAAAACAAGAACTTCAGAAAGCAGAACGCTTACTGAAAAAACAATTAGAAGAAAACCCACCTCAGCCATTACTTAATGCTGATGGTTCACCTGTTGTCGATGATTTTGGCAGTCAGGTATTTGAGGATATTTCTTCTTAACGAGTGCCAAGCACCCACCGAGGGGCAGATCTGACAATGACAAACATTCTTTTGTTGTGTTCTTGGTTTAGATCTCCACCCCTCTCCTAACCGAGAATAAAAATGTCTGGATTAATTGCAAACGGTACTTTTTCAAATCAGGACGTTGTAATCGATAGTGATCCGTTCTTTCCATCGGTATCAAGCAACCATATCCGTGAAGTTTTACGATTAGATTCAAGTGTCACAAATCAACGTCTTATTTCAGCTATAGAAGCTGCTGTAATTCATGTCAATGAACAACTGGAAAGTTTACTCAGTAAAGCCCCAACTTTAGTGGAAATTACAACTAAACAGGTCAATGGAAAGCCTATCGCCGCTGTTTTGTATTTCCGTGCGGTTGCTGCTGCAGCTGGTGCAGAACTTTGTGAACGATACCGATCTTATGACACTACAAATAATGGCAGTCAAAAAGCTGAAGAACTGACACCGACAATTGATGACTATAAACGTGATTTGCGTTTTGCCATCCGCGATATAAAAAAAGTCCGTCGCCTAAATGTGGAGTTAGTCTGATGCATAGTTATGTTCAAAACTCACCAGCTGGAAAAGTTACAACCGTTGTTTTAGATAATGTCGAACTTAATAAAATCATTGCTGAAGCTGTAGCAAAAGAACTTGGCATTAGTCTTCAGGACACTATCCATTGTTTTCTTAATGAAAAACGTTTCGACACTTTGGATTTAAGTGAATATACAGCTATTGCAGCATGCCTCCGATTCCTAGAGAGGGCTAATGCACATGACTAAAACAATTTATGCAATCCAACACGACACAGTTGACGCAATTTGCTGGCGTGAATATGGGCGGAGCACTGGAGTAGTTGAACGAGTATTAGAAGCCAATCCGCATCTTTCTGAATTTGGACCATTCATTCCAATGGGTACCAAAGTCCAATTACCAGACATCCCTACTCCACAAAATAAAGTTCAAAGCATTCAGCTTTGGGATTGAGAGAATTTATGCCAGAACCAACAACTTCAACAGCAACCATTGCCACTCTAAGTGCAGTGTCATTGCTTCCATTTATTAATGGTAATGCGTTGCTAGGTGCAGTACTTGGTGCAGCATTTATTGCAACTTTTGAAAAAGATTTAAATGCTTACCAACGTATTCGCAATATGTTATTGGCCACTGGTATTGGTTATATCAGTGCACCATTAATTACAGAACATACATTATTAAAAGCTGATGCAGTGGCAGCCCTTATCACTTCAACACTTTGTTTATTCATATTAATCAAGGTTGTTGATTGGGTTAAGACTGCGAAGCTTTCCGACATTCTTAATATCTTTCGAGGTGGCAAGTCATGATCGAATTGTTATTTCAAGCTGTTGCCGTTTTAGCTTATCTCATTTGCGGTTTTCGTATTGCAACCTTTAGTCATGGTGGAAATTTCCACCGTGGCTATTCATTCTTTGCAGCAACTTTGATTGCAGCTTTTTTAGGCCAATCAGTGCATATCTTATTTTTTAAGGATCCAGTTACGCTCTGGGATGCCATTTTTGCAATCCTTCTTGCAGTGCTCATCTGGCGAACAAAAGGTAATGTGGCCAAACTCATTTGGAGTACGACATGATTTTAAAATTTGGTTCAAAAGGTGATGCCGTCGCAACCCTTCAAAAGCAATTAGCTAAAATGGGTTACAAGGGTATTAAAGGTAAGCCTCTTTCCATTGATGGCCATTTTGGAGAGAGTACTGAATTTGCAGTGGTTCAACTCCAGCGTAAATTTGGCTTAGTAGTTGACGGTAAAGTCGGTGATAAAACTCGCCAAGCTTTAGCTGGTGATTCAGTAAGTAAACTTTTAAAAGATGAAGACTATAAAAAAGCTGCAATACGTTTAAAAGTTCCTGAATTAGTTATTCGAGTTTTTGGAGCTGTCGAAGGCCAAGGGGTAGGCTTTCTTGAAAACGGAAAGGCTAAAATTTTATTTGAACGTCATCGAATGTATTTTTATTTAAGCCAGGCATTAGGTAAAACATTTGCTAATAATCAGGCAAAAGTAACACCAAATTTAGTCAATACATTAACGGGAGGCTACAAAGGTGATGCAGCTGAATACACTCGGTTAAGTTTGGCCATAAATATTCATAAAGAATCTGCCCTGAAATCTACTAGTTGGGGCCAGTTCCAAATTATGGGCGAAAATTGGAAGGATCTCGGTTATTCATCTGTTCAAGAGTTTGTTGATCAACAGCAGATTAGCGAAGGTCACCAACTCGAAGCATTTATCCGGTTTATTGAATGGAAACCAGGCTTATTAGAAGCATTACAAAAACAAGATTGGTCTACAGTCTTTACACTCTACAACGGCAAAAACTATAAAAAACTTGGATATCAAGCTAAATTCCAAAAAGAATGGGATCATCTTGAACCTATTTATGGGGAGAAAACTGCAGCATGAAAAAGCCCCATGCTTTACGTGAATATTTGCTGAATGCGATTCCGGATCTGCCCCAAGATCCGGACCGTTTACTCATCTTTGCAAATGACGGTAAATTAATGAGTACTGCAGCAAATGGATATAGTTTTGAAATGGCTTATACGCTAGATATGATCATCACTGATTATGCTGGTGATGTAGATGTATTTGGAGTCGTCCTTTTTACATGGATTATGGACAATCAATCCGAGCTTATGGCCAATCTAGATAAGGTAAAAGAAGCCATTACTTTTGAAGCTGAACTCATTGATAACAGCAAATATGATCTGCATTTTAAAATCCCTTTAACTGAACGTGTCATTGTGAAAAAGAATGCTGAAGGTAAATTCGAGATCTCATACCCAACTGAACCACAATATACTGAGTTTGGCCCACCTACTGATTTTGAATTAATAGATAAGGATGGATCTACGCTGGCAACATGGCGCACGGCTAATATTCAAGGACGTTCTTTGGATATGCCTTTCCCTGGGAAAAACCCATGAATAATATTCAGGATCTTGCCCTTTATCTTCAACCTTTGTTAGATCGTTTGTCCCCAGGTGAAAGGGCAAAACTAGCTAAAAATATTGGACGAGATCTTCGAACAAGCCAACGGCAGCGTATTACAGCGCAACAAAATCCAGATGGATCAGCTTATACGGCAAGACGTACACGGTTACGTGACCAGAAAGGAAAAATAAAAAGAAAAATGTTTTCCCGGATTAAATCTAACTCTCATCTAAAAGTACTAAGCAATAGTGAATCAATTGCCGTAGGTTTCATTGGTCGTGTCAGTCGAATTGCTAAGGTACATCAATATGGATTAAGAGATCGGGCAACTAGATCTGCTCCAGATACAATTTATCCAAAACGTGAATTGCTAGGTTTTACAGATAAAGAGATTAATTTGGTTGAGTCCTCATTCATCAAGCATATCAATATTAAATAGCTCAACTTGTGAAAACCATTTTCACAAGTTCCAATTGCTGAAAACTAAAAAACTCTAACGCAAAGTGTTGGCATGAATGCTGACATCAATCGTCGTCTTGAAAATCTGATTCGGTTCGGAAAAATCAAGACTGTAAATCCGTCTAAACCCATCCCTCTTGTCACTGTTGATCTTGACGATATTCTCACACCTGAAATTCGCTTTTTTAATGCACGTTCCGGAAATGACTCGACTTGGGATCCACCCTCTTTAGATGAAGAAGTTATGGTGATTTCACCTTGCGGTGAGATTGGCCCAACTAGCGTGGTTTTTTATGGTCTTTATAACAATGAGCATCCCGCTCCTTCAGATGATTTAAACCAGAAAATACGTGTATTTGCTGACGGTTGCATCATTGCTTATGACATTTCTGCTCATCAATTATCAGCCATTTTACCTTCAGGTGGGAAAGCAATTGTAACTGCTGATGGCGGTATAACCGTAAACGGGGACACAACCATCAATGGAAATCTTCAGATTAATGGCAGTACTGCCATGACAGGAAATAATACTGTCGGTGGTAGCCAGTTGGTGCAAGGAAGTAGCCATTCAACGGGTACTTTTAGTACTGAAGCTGATGTTAAAGCTGGCTCAATTAGCTTGAAAGCACATAAACATCCTGGAGATAGCGGTGGGACAACTGGAGGACCAATTCCATGATGTCACGTGAAAATGGCCGAGAACTTGAAACTGAATTAGATCATATCCGTCAATCTGTACAGGACATTCTAACGACCCCCATTGGTACAAGAATCATGCGTCGAGAATATGGTTCTTTGGTCTACCAATTGATCGATTCCCCTTTTGATGAAATCGCCACTCTGCAGTTATATGCAGCGACTGCAACTGCACTTTTACGTTGGGAAGATAGGATCATTCTCAATTCAGTTTCGTTAGTGACTAATGAAGAAGGTTCATATTTTCTAGATATGGATTGCAGTCTAGTCGATAGCAATAAACAAGCTTCATTAAGTATTCCTCTTTCAATTGGATCTTCCTTATGAGTGTTGACTTTAATTCTTTACCAAAACCAAATTTTGTTGATGTGCTTGACTATGAAGACATCTTCAATGAACGTAAAGAATATTTCATTTCGCTTCATCCAGAGGATGAACAAGAGCTTGTTCGTAAAACACTGAGCCGTGAAAGTGAGCCAGTCACAAAGCTTTTACAAGAAAATGCTTACCGGGAAATGATTTTACGGAATCAAATCAATGAAAAAGCATTGGCTACACAACTTGCTTTTGCAAAGGGTAATGATCTAGATGTTTGGGGTGCAAATTTTGATGTTAAGCGTTTAGTAATTACACCTGCAGATGATTCAATCACACCACCAGCCTCAGCTGTTTATGAAGAAGATGAAGATTTTCGTTACCGCATTCAAAAGAAATTAGATGCATTAAGTACTGCAGGTCCTGAATCAGCTTATGAATTCCACACGCTTTCTGCTGATAGCCGAGTCGCAGATGTTAAATGTAGTTCGCCAGCTCCAGCTCATGCACTTTTAACAATTCTACAGCGCGATACATCTAATAATGCTTCTACAGAAGAACTTAATAAAATTGTCTATGACTACGTTTCGGCAGAAACAAAACGGCCAACTGGAGACCGAGTTTTAGTTCAATCAGCAGAAATCATTAACTACGAGATAGAAGCTGTTTTAGTCACTAAAAATGTACCTGAGACAGAACCTGTTTTATCTGCAGCGCAAGCTAATACTATTTCTTATACCAAAGAGCCAAAACGTATTGGCAAGGGTGTTTTTTTCTCCGATCTTTACTCTATTTTAAAAGTTTCAGGTGTTGAACGTGTAGAACTCATTAGCCCAACTACAGAACTGCATGTTACGAACTTTCAAGCAGCATTCTGTACAGCTATCCGCCTTAGTGTGAGGAATGAATAATGAATCTACTTCCTCCAAACACGACAGTTTTTGAAAAAAAAATTGTTGAAACTACAGCTAAAACAACAGAGCTAAATACAAACTTATCAAGCTTAATTCGTGTTGATGATGCTCCAGCCGATTTCTTGTCAATTTTAGCTTGGCAATTTTCGGTAGATCGTTGGCAAGATGATTGGCCAGATGAAGTCAAGCGTGCACAAATTAAAAACTCAATCAAAGTTCATACATATAAAGGGACTAACTTTGCTCTTCGCTCAATTGTAGAAAGTTTTGGTTATTCATTAACGATTCATGAATGGTGGCAAGAAAGCCCTATGAATGAACCAGGAACTTTTCAAATCACAATTGAAACAAATGGCCGTGCACTAACAGAAAAGACATCTAAAACACTAGTTGAATTACTTAACGATGCGAAACCCTTAACACGAGAACTTAAAGGTATCGAAATCAACGTAATTAGCGTTGATGGAGAAACTAATGTTGCTTGCGGATGTTATGGCGGAGATGACGTAACTATCTATCCAAAAGTTGATGATCCAAATTCACTTATCTATCCCGTATTTGCTTTTTATGAGCATGACACTACTAGCATTTATCCCAAATAGAGCATAAAAATATGGCAGCACTATATCACTCACTTTTTACTGAAAAAGGCTTGGCATTACTTAGAGAATCGATTCAAAACGGAACCAAATTAGGTATAACACATATGTCATTTGGTGATGGTGGCGGCATGTTACCTACACCAGATGCAACATTTACTCATATGGTTAATGAAGTATATCGTGTTGCATTAAATAGGCTTGCCCCCTCTAGAGAGAATCCGAACTGGTTAGAAGCTGATGGAGTAATTCCTTCAGCAGTTGGTGGATTTAATATTCGTGAGGTCGGTCTATGGGCTGGCAATGTCATGGTTGCTTACGCAAACTATCCACCAACATATAAACCAAGTGGAGATCAAGGTACCGCCCAAATCAAATCTATTCGTATTGTATTGCAAATTGATAATACTGCTAATTTTGAATTAAAGATTGATGCATCCGTAGTTATGGCTACTATTCAAGCCTTAGAAGATGCAAAAATTGAGGTAATTGATTTTGCCAATAAAACTAAGGTTCAACATGTCAATTCAATAGAAGAATTATTAGGTTTAGAAGTATGGGATGGCAGAACTGTATTTGTAAAATCATATTGGGAAGGTGAATCAAAAGCCGGAGGATCGTTTGTATTTGACTCATCAAAAATAAATATAAATGATGGCGGTATTATTATAAATGGTTGGGTTCGCCAGATTGATAAAGAATATTTTATTGAATATTGGGGAGTACAATCTAATGGTTTGGATCAAAGTTTACGTTTTCAAAATGCATTAGATTATTGTTTAAAAAATAGAATTAATTCAATTAAGACTTTCGGTAAAGAATACTTTATTGATTCTACAGTTACGTTTGATGCTTTAGATAATAGTTTAGTCACTGAATGGGGCTATGCAGACAAACGTTTAATATTAGATTTAAATGGTGCGACTATTAAAACGCATAATGATAATTTAACATTTTTCAAAATTCTTAGAGATCACATTAGTATTATCAATGGAACAATAACTGGCACATATGGAAAGAAACAAAGAGCTATCGTCCTCGGATATGATTTAAATGAAGCTCACAAACCGGGTACTAGAGAATCTGTAATGTGGATAAACATTACAGATTTAAAATTAAATGGTCTAGATATCGGTATTCAATTTAATCCTAATTACGGTGGTTATGGTATGTATTACCATAAAATCTTTAATATTGATGCTAGAGACGTCAAAATATTATTTTATGGAGAACAAAATACATCAACCCAAGATGATATTAATCGCGGCCGCGGAAGCAATAAAGTTACACGATCTGTATTTAATAATATTACTCATGTCGGTGGTTCATGTACTGTTTTCTTTAAAGATATTGAAACTTCACAATTTAAAAACCTATATCTTGAATTCATTCAATATCAAGATAATCGTTTACCAGATGGTGAAGCGGTATGTATCTTTATTCCAGAAGCTCAAATATATAATCCGTTATCTTATGATAATAATAGCCTCGAGTTTCACGGAGCCTTTGAAGCGATTAATAGAACATATAATTTCGGTCAAAAAAATCAGGCTGTTATTGTTGATATTAATACTATTGGAGAAACAAGTAGTACAAGTTTTGTTGGTAGTGAATGGACTGTTAGAAATAATGTCGGGCACTCTTATCATCACAAAACAGCGAATATACCCAACTATAAAGGCACCGTAGATGTAAGACCCGTTACTGTAGAGGTCGCAAAATCGACACAAGAAGTCCGTAATTCATATCCATTAAACAATACAGATATTTACGGTAGTTTAATTAGTTTTTCTTCAACTGGTAGCGAATCCCCAGAAACGTTTCAGATTTTTGCAGCTCAATTAAGTGAGCGAATTTATGCACGTTTTAACTCACAAGGAAATTGGTTACCTTGGTTTTATCTTTATCATAGTCGTAATACCACTGTTACAGCAGATGGGACTCTTAAAGCAGCTTCACCCATTGTTAAATTATTTGCTGATAGAGTTGAGATGAATGAAGAAGCCTCAGAACAGCCTATCTCTTTTGAAAAATTAGGAATTGGTCACTATCTGGTTAAAGGTAGTTCAGGATTTGCGAAAATAGGTTGGTGGGTAGAAGTACCAAGTGATAGTAATGGAAATAAAATTTGTGCAATTAAGTATCAACAATTAGAAAATGGTGATATCGAAATTAAAACATTTATGCGTAAATTCGATATTGAATCTGCTTCAGTCGTAGCTGATGAAGAAAACCCGATTGATATACCTGACAATATAAATGGTGAACAAAGATGGATAGATATACGTTTAAATCCTATTGAAATAAAAAGTTAGATGTAATCATGTAAAAACCATTTTCACAGACCAAGAAACTTACACTTTTGATTTAGTCATGCAAGCCTGTTTGTTGAATTAAAACCTCAATAAACAGGCTTTTTTATGGCTATAGATCAATACCACCACGGACTCCGTGTCTTCGAACTCAATGATGGGATGAGGCCAATCCGAACAATTGTAACTGCAATTCAAGGATTGGTTGCAACTTCAGATGATGCAGACCCATTAGTATTTCCTGAAAACCAAGCAGTACTTATTACAAATACACAAGCAGCTGTAGCTAAAGCTGGCAAAAACGGAACGTTAGCAAAAGCACTTCAAAATATGGCTAACCAAGCCAACTCTATTTGTGTCGTAGTTCGTGTACCCACTGCAGTTGATGAAGCAGCTCAAACTGCAAATGTTATAGGTACCGTAACTGCTGAAGGTAAATATACAGGTCTTAAAGCTTTACTTGTTGCCAAATCAAAACTTGGTGTTCAACCCCGTATTTTAGGTGCACCAGGGCTTGATACTCAGGCTGTGGCTACCGAGTTAGTTGTAATCGCTAAAAAGTTACGTGGTATGGCCTATGCATACGCATGGGGCTGCAAAACCAAAGAAGAAGCTGTGGCTTATCGTGAAGCGTTTGGGGCACGTGAACTTATGATCATTTGGCCAAACTTTGTAGCATTCAATACAACAACGGCTCAAACAGAAACAGTGCCAGCTGTAGCTGTTGCAATGGGACTACGTGCAAAGATTGATAATGAAATAGGCTGGCATAAAACCCTTTCAAACGTTGCCGTATCAGGTGTGACTGGTATCGATGCAGATGTGACTTGGGATCTGCAAGATCCAGCAACTGATGCAGGTTATCTCAACAGTAATGAAGTCACCACTTTAATTCAGCATGAAGGCTTCCGTTTTTGGGGATCTCGTACTTGTTCAGACGATCCATTATTCCTATTTGAAAACTATACACGTACTGCTCAAGTCTTAGCTGACACCATGGCTGAAGCACACATGTGGGCAAATGATTTACCTCTTCATGGTTCATTAGTTACGGACATACTTGAAGGTCAAAAGGCCAAGCTACGTGAACTCACACGTAATAAATACCTCATTGGTGGTGACGCCTGGTTCGATCCTGAAGCAAATACTCCAGATACGTTGAAGGTGGGTAAATTGGCCACTGATTACGATTACACCCCTGTCCCACCGTTAGAAGATTTGACATTCCGTCAACGTATTACGGATCGTTATCTCGCTAACTTTGCTGCATCTGTAAAAGCTTAAGGAGCATAACGCATGGCTTTACCTCCAAAATTAAAAAATATGAACTTCTTTAATGAAGGTAATAGCTACTTGGGCAAAGTTAAAACTGTGACTTTACCCAAGTTAGCCCGTAAAACTGAAGACTACCGTGGCGGTGGTATGAACGGGACCGTAAAAGTCGATTTAGGCATGTCCGATGATGGCTTAGTACTTGAGTCAACTTATGGTGGTCTAGATCTTTTGACTCTCCGTCAATTTGGTATGGAAAAAATTGACGGTGTTTATCTTCGTTTTGCTGGGGCATACCAGCGAGATGATGATGGTGAATATGATGCCGTTGAAGTGGTTGTTAAAGGCCGTCATGAAGAAATTGATGGTGGTGAATCAACACCTGGCGAAGACACAGAACATAAAGTCGTGACCAACTGTGTTTACTACAAGCTGACAGTTAATGGTGTTGTTGAAGTCGAAATTGACATTCTTGGCATGAAAGAAAATATCGGTGGCGTAGATCGTCTTGAAAAACAACGCAACATCTTAGGCATTTTATAAGTTTCCTTCCCTTCTGTAGTCCAGTACTGCAGAAGGTTTTTTATTTAACTTTTAGGATATTTCCACATGAATCAAATTGATCAAGCGATTAACCAGGAACAAATCAAAAACCCAAATGAAGAAGTGGTGACTTTAGAAGAACCAATCCGTATGGGTGAACAGATGATTACCCAGGTGACCATTCGTAAACCGGGTGTAAAAGCATTAAGTGGTACCAGTCTTCAGGCTATTTACCAACATGATGTAGATGCTCTTTGTAAAGTACTACCACGTGTTACTTCACCAGCACTGACACCTCAGCAGATCTACCAAATGGACCCTGTAGATTTTGCCAATTTAGGAGGGCATTTGGTCACTTTTTTGTACCCGAAAGCCTTACAGAAGGAAATCAAGGCTCAGACAGCTTAGAGCTTGTCGATGATGTAGATGAGGCAATAGCCAATATTGCCGTCATCTTTCACTGGCCGCCAAGTACCTACGATGACATGGATATTGTTGAATTGAGCAAATGGCATCGTAGAGCACTCATAAGAAATCAAACTAACTAATTAGAGTCCACCAATGGCAGATTTAAAATTAGAAGTCCTATTTAATGCAGTTGATAAATTATCTGGCCCTATAAAAACAATCGTTGGTGGCTCTAAAACCTTATCAGATGCCTTTAAAAAGACTTCATCTGAACTGAAGGCACTGGAAGCCCAACAACGCAAAATTTCAGGCTTCAGGCAGCTTAAAGAACAATCGGACAAAACTGCACAGGCCATTGAACAGAATAAGGAAACCCTAAAACAGCTCAAAACGGCCATGAATATTGGTGCCCCTACTCAGCAGATGGTTAAGGACCTTGCACGTGCTGAAGCGGCTCAAAAACGCCTGAAAGCGGCTCAGAAGAATCAAGGTACTGAAATGACGGCTTTAGTCCGTGAACTTAATCAGGCTGGTATTAGTGTTGACAACCTGGCTGATGATGAATCAGAGCTGAAGAATAAAATCCATCTCACGACGATGGAAATTAACAAACAAAAGGAATCTTTAGAACGTCACCAGAAAACCCAAAAGCAGTATGAGCAAATGCAAGGACGTATGGCCAAAGCATCGGATCTGGCCAAGAAAGGTTTAATGGTTGCTGGTGCTGGAGCAGCTGCAATGGCTATTCCAGTTCACCTGGCAATTGATTATGAATCAGCAATGGCTGATGTGAAAAAGGTAGTCAATTTTGAAACCCCTCAACAATTCAAAATCATGGGTGATGACATTATCCGGTTATCAACCAAGCTCCCTATGGCTGCTAAGGATATTGCAGCTATTGTTGCAGCTGGTGGCCAATCCGGAATTGCAAAAAATGAACTACTTGGTTTTGCAGAATCTGCAGTAAAAATGGGCGTTGCTTTTGACATTTCTGCTCAAGAGTCTGGTCAAGCTATGGCCGAAATGCGTACAGCTTTTAAAATGTCTCAAACTGAAGTCGTCTCACTTGCTGACAAAATTAACTACCTAGGCAATAACACTCCAGCTGCAGCAAAAGGCATCATGGATATTGTTCAACGTATTGGTCCTCTCGGTGAAGTTGGTGGTTTTGCCTCCGGGTCTATTGCAGCACTTGGTGCCACTATCCGGGGAATGGGTGTAGCTGAAGAAATTGCAGCAACCGGTATCAAGAATATGATGCTTGCTTTAGTTGCTGGAGAGTCTGCCACTAAAGGTCAAAGAGCTGCTTATAAAGATCTAGGCTTAGATGCTGGACAAGTTGCTAAAGACATGCAAACTGATGCTGAAGCCACAACATTAAAAGTAATAAGATCAATTTCAAAATTAGATAAATATAAACAGGCTGCAACCTTAAAAGAACTATTTGGATCTGAGTCTTTTGGCTCCATTGCACCATTACTTACTAACATGGAGGCATTAGAAAAGAACCTCTCAATGGTAGGAGACAAATCTAAATATGCTGGTTCAATGCAAGCCGAATATGCCGCACGTGCAGCAACTACAGCCAACAATATCCAGTTGGCCAAGAACCAAGTAGCTGGCTTGGCAATCAATATTGGTAATGTACTTTTACCACCAATTAATACCATGCTTGGCAAATTCACCGCTGTGATGACCGTTGTTCAAGATTGGGCATCACGCAACCCTGCCTTAGCCTCAACTCTGGTAAAAATTGCTGTTGGTGGTATAGCTATCATTGGAGTCATAAGCGCTTTATCACTTGGAGTTTTAGCGCTACTTGGCCCACTTGCTATGCTCAAAATGACCTTTTCCACATTAGGGATTGGGTTTAGTGCACTAGGGGCTATTTTCTCTCCAGCAGGTTTAATTATCCTTGGCATTATTGCAGCTGTGGCTGGAGCTGCTTATCTCATCTATAAGAATTGGGAGCCTATCAAAGGGTTCTTTGTGGGCATTTGGAATACGGTTAAAACTGCCTTCAATGGTGGTATCACTGGAGTATCTGCCTTAATTATTAACTGGTCCCCTATTGGGCTTTTCTATGCTGCATTTGCAAAAGTTTTATCCTGGTTCGGAATAGATCTACCAGCAAAGTTCACTGGCTTTGGCGCAATGATCCTAACCGGCTTAAAAAACGGGATTATGTCAAAAATCGGTGAGGTCAAAACCGCTCTCTCCGGGGCCGTAATCGGTGTTATTGAAAAAGCCCGAAATCTTCTAGGAATCCATTCCCCTTCTCGTGTGTTTATGGGCATTGGTGATTACACGATGCAGGGCTTGTCATTAGGTATTTCACAGAATCAAAACTTGCCAGTTAAAGCGACACAGCAGGCTACGCAAAATGTAATTGGTACTGGTACTACTGCAAAGGTTACCCCAGTGACACCGATCCGGGCACAACGTGGTGGCAGCTACATTAGTAATGACACCATACAAATAACAATTAAGGCCGAGCACGGTCAACCAGTACGTGAAACAGCACGAGCTTTAAGAGCAGAAATGGTACGCCTCCAACAAGAAGAACGCGATGCTCGTCGTAGATTCTTAACTGATACGGAGTAAAAAAATGATGATGGCTTTAGGGCTGTTCGTATTTTCATTACGAACAGCTGCATATCAAGAACTTCAACGTGTAACTAACTGGAGACATCCAAGTAATAGCCGGGTAGGTTCTACCCCGGCTTATCAGTTCACGGGAAAAGGAGAAGACACCATTACCCTGAAGGGGGAAATCTACCACGAAATTACAAATAACCGTGTTGTTCTGGATCAAGTCCGTCGTATGGCAGATACAGGCATGGCTTATACCTTAATCGAAGGTACCGGCAAGATTTATGGCTTAGTTATTATTGAAAATATGGAAGAGACGAAAACATATTTCTTTAAAGATGGTGCAGCACGTAAAACAGAATTTACCCTGACACTAAAAATTGTAAAGGAATGGAAACCTACTTTAATTGGAACGCTTCTAGGTATGGCTGGTGGCGTAGCAAATAGGCTGATATAAATGTTTAATCAAGTCTCCAATACTCTAAATGAGGCAGCTGATTCATATCAGACTGAAACTGAATATCCTTTCCCAATTTATCGCCTAGAAGTAGATGGTAATGACATCTCCCCTCTCGTTGTCGATCGTTTAATTTCTCTCAATATTAAAGACAATCGTGGTCTTGTTGTAGATTCTGTCGATTTAGAGCTTGATGATTCTGATGGGCAATTAGAAATTCCACCTGAAGGCGCAATTATCCAAGTTTGGATTGGCTGGTCAAATACGGGCCTGGTCGACAAAGGGAAATATAAAGTTGAATCCGTCACTCATCGCGGTGCACCAGATGTTTTAAGCATTTCTGCTTTCAGTAATGATGTGTCTGAGGGCTTAAAACAAAAGCGTGAACGTAGTTTTAGTAATAAAACAATCCAGGTGATTTTTGAAACAATTGGTGCGGAATATGCTCTTAAAACAATAGTACATGACACATTGGCCAACCGGGTAATTTCATACATTGCACAAAATGAAAGTGATGCAAATCTAATTACCCGGATTGCAGATGAACATGACGCTATTGCTACCGTAAAAAATGGCCATTTAATTTTACTGCCTCGTGGAGCCAGTCAAACTGTATCCGGATTACCACTTCCTACAGCCCAAATTTTTCGATCTGATGGTGATGGCCACAATTACACCACTGGTACCGGCACGGACAGAATCACTGGTGTTAAAGCCTACTATTATGATACTGGTAAATCTAAAAAGTCATATGTCGTAATCGGTGACAATGAAGAAAATTTAAAAGAGATCAGATACGTTCACCGTGATAAAAAAACGGCTAAATTAGCGGCACAAGCTGAATTCAACCGTTGCAAACGTGCATCTCAGAAATTGTCATATACCTTTGCCTTTGGCCAACCCAACCTTATCCCGGAACAAGAGTTTGTATTCACCGGTTTAAAACCACAAATTGATGACATTGTATGGCTTGGTACCAACGTAACCCATAATTTAACAGATAGTGGTTTTACAACTAATGTTGAACTGGAGGCGCAACTACCGAATGCAGATGACGTCTCAGCTCTTTTTGAGCCTGATAAAGAGGGTGATAAAGTATTAAAAAAACAAAATAAAAAAAGAACTGGACGGAACTATGCTGACTACACCGGAGTAATCGTTTTTTATCGTGAGAATGGTAAAGATCTCAAACTTACTTCTGGTGATCAAAGCAACCCTTTAAAGTTCATCAGAATATATAAAACTAAAAGGACAGCGACCATTGCTTTAAAGAGGGAACAGGCCCGAATAGATAAAGCTAAAAAGGGCAAATAAAAAAAATCCTTGCTTGGGGGAAAGCAAGGACTAAAAACAATAATCAATTTTCGATACAAATTATTATAAATCACTATTTATAGTGATTTTGTTATAAAATCGTAAATAATTAAACCAATAGGTAACGAAATGGCTCGACCAAGATCCCGTTATAAATGCCCTCACTGCGGTGAACCCTTTTCAATCCGTTCAAGTACTGAACTTAATCCTTTACTCCGTTCATTTCAGGGACAGTGTCAAAACTTAGAGTGTGGCTTTACCGCTCAAGGATTTTTTGAATTAAAGATCCAGCTTTCCCCTCCAGCTCATCCTAATCCTGAAATTAATCTACCTACTCCAGACCGTACTTGGAAAATGGAGCACGCATGACAGATAAAATCGATATAGCCCAAGAACTACAACTTAAACAGGTTCAAATTCAACCTAAAGACTTTAGCCGCCCTTCTCTTACCGAATGTGAAGAATGCGGAAACGATATTCCTGTTGAACGTCAGCGCTATGGTTCTGTAACCCTTTGTGTGGAATGTAAAAATACACAAGAAAAACTTTCAAAAAGGTACTTTTAAATGACAAATTTCCAAATCTTTTTCATCGTTATTCTTGTTTTAGCCCTCATTATTTTTTGGATGATCCTCGATTATCAATTTACTCGATACATCCGTGAAATGAAGGCTTTTTATAAGGAAGAAAACCTCCAGAACAAAAGCCAAATCAAACTTAAACTAGAGATACATAATGGGAGCAATAAATGTGGCTTTACCCAATCTTAATTGGCATGATCATGGGCATTATTTTAAGTAGCTCTATGTTTTTATATCTTGTCGCTTAACGCCAAGCCCCTTTTATAGGGGCTTTAAAATATCTATGAGATCTCAATTTCCAATACATAAATTGGAACTTTTTTTGAAACGGTTTCACATACACTAATCCCTTTATAGACCAGATAATCATCCCTTATTAATTTTCGACTAATCAAACGTAATGTTGCACCTGAAGCAAAAAGTACTTCCTTTTCATTACCTAACGTCTCATTAAGATTATAAAAATATACATTGGTTCTAGGTTCCACAACACGAATAACGAATATATCTATTTTACCTTCATCATATGCTTTCCCTTTCCACTCAGCGTTCCGTAAAGCTACTTGAGGGCAAAATGAAGTGGATAAAGGTTGATCAGTTACTACAGTTGTTAAACCATCTGGCCAAAATCCACCTCTAAATAAATGCTGGCCTACGGCAGGAAATACCCCTATTTGTCTTATACAATTATCGACTAAGACTGTATCAAATTTTGGATAGTATTGTTTGTAATGGATTAATGGTTCAGGGGTTATAGATGGCATTAAATTTTGCCAAATTTTACATTCCAGTGAAGAATGTAAAATATTATCTATCAATCTTTCTAAACGATTATCTGTCCTTTCCATAGCCATATACTGGGCTGCATCTACTGGAGTTAAGATTTCAGCCTTAACTCCCATTTGCACTGTATCTAATGGATGAAAATTACCTGAATTTATTCTCTCTAATTGTTCCTCAAGCGTTGGCTCTCGTTCATGCCAGACTATATATGGTTCTTGGAAAGTATTAATAAGAGGTAATATCATTTAATTATTCATCCTAAGGATTAACAAAAATATGCCCCAATAAAGCGGCCTAAAAATTAATAATTTTTATATCTACTTTTCAGGCGGTTCCATTGAAAACCATAGCCCTGTAAATTTACTAGCCATAGCCATATATTCAACATTACCCACTATTTCAATATGAGTGTTTTTCTCTTTTTCTATATCTTTAAGAGCTTTATCAATCAGATCAATTACAACTTTTCCTGTTCTATCCTTATTCTCTGGAGTATTCACAATATTTGCTGAAATTCCGGTTAAGAGTAAAGTTTCCATCATTGCTTTTTCATAATCTTTTCCTGGCACAGTAATAACAGTAATGCTTCTTAACATCCCATCTTTATTTACAGCTCCAGTCAGAATAATTTCGCTTGAGAATTCTACTTGGAATACATCACGTACATCACCATTTTTAATATTAAATTCACCTAATGGACGAACGATAGAAATATCTAAATCATTCAACCTTTTATTAAAGGCTTGTCTAAACTGTTCCGGTGTCATTCCTAAATTAGCTTCAGATTTAATAGTCTCATTTTTTACTTCAGCTACTTTTTGTACTTTAGGTTCACTCCGCGCTTCTTGTTTTGTTGTTACTTCTTTTTTTTCAACTTCAGGTGCAAAAACACCAACCATAGCCAGAAGCACCATGTTAATTACAACACCGCCAACTAAAATTTTTATTCGCGAATTGGTAGGATTAATTTTATTGAATAATGCTGGCTTAATTAGACCAACCACCATTGCAACTAGACCAACTAAAAATAAAAGTGCAAAAAAAGTAGCCATTTACAAAGCCTCTAATCTAATTTTTTATAAAGTATTGACGCTTCTATAGTAACTAAGTTACCCTAATTTCACCATAGCAAAATCTATGGTCAGGCGTGAGAACCTGAAATTTTACCAAAGGCGCAAATAATCCGCCCATGCGGATATTTTTTTGCGTACAATTCGGCTATGCCCTTTATGGCAGGCTGGATAGGGCAGCTGTAAGGCTGGCCGTTTCTTTGGTAGCGGTATTCTCACCCCTGTTCAGTCTGTCACCATTATCGTGAGAAGTAATGGTGTCAGGTTTATAACTTGACATACCAAAGGACAAGCAAATGAAAACATTCGCTTTAAAGAACTCCCCTACTCAAAATTCTGTTTTAGAACACACTCCTATTTATGACTTGGATGCTTACCACCAACGCCAACGTCAATTCAAACGTAAAAAGCTACTGAAGAACCTTTTCGACACTGCCATATTTGCCAGTGCTGCCGGCTTTACTTTCTCAATACTGTTTTGGGGAGTGTAAGCATGAAAAATATCATTGAACAACTGTACTTAATCATACAGATCAAGAAGGGCTATATTGAGCTAAACAATTTACAAGCTGAAGCCCAATTACCAGCACATTTGAAATATGTTTATCGAATGGCCAATATTCTTATCAAACGTAAGAATCGCCACCAAATGTTCCCAAGTTTGGTACTAAAGACATTATTTCCTCTAAAAGTTCGATTATTTAATCGAATTAAACAAAGACATTCGACCAAGGTCTAGAAGTTAATAATCGGTTATGCGTCACGCCCTGTCGCATAACCCTACCCATTTTGGAAAAAATCTAACAAAATACGCTTGTTATCAATAGACAGGGGGAGAAATGCACTCAACACTCGATATAAATGGCCATAAAAAAATGACGGCTGAAGATATACTGGAAGAAATTGAATATCCACTAGATAATCTTGAAAACTTTCTACTGGCAATGACAAAAATGAAAGTTGATGACACCTTAAAAGAAAAAGAATTTTCGGCAATCATCAATATGATTCATCACCAAGTGGTCCATATAAACCGCGCTGTACACACCAAATGATTAAAAAACCCGGCTTAGGCCGGGTTTTAGTTTTCTTATATTATTTATTTAAATTGATTGGCATAAGTTTCAACTAAGGAAACTAAACCAGGGCGCATTTCTTCACGTGTTTGACGATACAATTGGATGAGCTTCGATTCATTCTCTTCTAGGTCACTGCTATTCAATTCAACTCTTCCCCAAAGAATATAAGGAATATTAAAGCCATGGTCCTCGAGCAGATCTAATTGATCAGTATCTAAGGCTGCATTGTGCTTTTCATAACGGACAACTGAGTTCTTTTTAACGTTCAAAATATCAGCAAGATCTTCCTGATTATTAAACCCTAAGCGTTTCCGCTCATCACGAAGCCGACTACCGCGCGTCGACAAATCATCATTTTTCATACTTTTTCCTAAAAAAGCACTTGATAATCACCATAAATAGTACTAAATTATGATTACTGAGTTACTAAGTAACTATTTATGGTGATTTTCGCATGAACAAGTCAAATGATCAAACTAAACAACGTCACACTGAGGGAACCATGGTTCGTTGGACCGCTGACCAGCTAAAAATCCTTCGTAAAGTTGCTTTTGAAAACGAAAAACAACCTGCTGTTTACATCCGTGAATTTATGCTCAAACACTGCCCGGAATTAGCCCAGTCAGAAACGGATGAGCGATTGTAATCAAAGTCAATTTTGTCTGCATAAAAAGCTACAAAGACAAACAAAATATTCACAATCTCAAACAGTTATCAATTTTCAATCGTGTGGTGTTAAATGTCAGATATATCAAGACGCATAGATGACCGTCTTAACCAAATCTTCAAATTCAAAAGAGTTGGAGAATGGTACAGACAAGGCATCTGCCCACAGTGCAGCAAAAAAGAATGCTATACCCATGCGATCAAGCCTCGTGTGGTGAAATGTAGCCGTTTAAATAATTGTGGTTATGAAGAGCACGTCAAAGACATTTGTGAAGACTTATTCAAAGATTGGTCTAAAGAGTTTCCTAAAACTGAAGTAAACCCTCATGCTGCTGCCGATGCTTATTTACGTCATGGCCGTGGCTTTGATATTGCCCCTTTAAAAGGTTTATATACACAAGATACCTTCAGCAACGAACTAAAATATCCTGGTCTTTATACCGGTACTGTACGTTTCAAATTAGCTGAAGGAATTTATTGGGAACGTTTTATTGATCGTCCAGAACGTTTTGGACGTCAAAAAGCGAACTTTATTGGCAAATACGAAGGATTATCTTGGTCTACAGTAAATCTGGATGATCTTTGCAATGCCCCTTCCTTCTGGATTACTGAAGGTATTTTTAATGCCATTGCATTAATCCAATCTGGTCAACCAGCTATCGCCACCATGTCTACTGGTAATTACCCATCTGTATTACTTAAACAGATTGCAGACCGTTGCCATGAGCTAAAAAAAGACAAGCCACGTCTGATCTGGGCATTCGACAATGACAAAGCTGGCAAGGATGCAATTAAAAAATTTCACTTACGTGCACTTCAGGAAAAATGGGCTTCTTCAGCTGCTCTACCACCTCACCAGGTCAAAGGTAAAAACCTTGATTGGAATGACCTATTTATGCACGACTTACTACACAGTGAAGAACGTGCCAAATATCGTCATTATGGTGAATTACTCATCGCAGAAACTGCTGAACAAGCTGGCTTACTGATCTACAACTTCAAAGAAGGCCGAACCAAAACTTTTTTCTTTAATCACAATTTCCGTCTGTACTGGTTCAACCTGGATTACGACAAATACGCTAAGCGTATGAATCAGATTGAAGAAGATCCAAGTTTTGATGCACTACTCGATCAACAGAAGCGTGAGCAAGCTTTACGTGACTGTGCAGCTGTCACTGAGATCTGTAACGCTCAAATTGATCCCCTTTATTTTGAACGTAATGAGGTTACGGGCGAAGCCTGGTATTACTTCAACGTGCAGAGTCAATGGGCAGAAAAGAAAACTCAATTTACCCCAAGCCAAATCGGTAGTCGTAGCAAATTCAAAGATGCAACTATGGAAGTCATGGCTGGTGCAATGTGGACTGGTACTGATCAACAGCTTGAATTTTTTATGAAGCGTAAAACGGAACGTTTAAAAGAAGTTAAAACGACCGATTACATAGGCTATTCAAGTGAATATGAAACTTACATTTTCCCAAAACATGCTGTGCATAAAGGGCAAGTTATCCCCATTAATGAACATGATTACTTCAAAATTAAGCGTCTTGAACTCAAGAGCTTAGCGAAGTCCCCTGTCATTACATTAAACCCGAAAAAAGAATTTAAGCCATTTTGGTGGAAAGACTTTTACCGAGTACGTGGTAGTAAAGGGCTAATTGCCCTCGCATGGTGGACTGGTACATATTTTGCCGAGCAAATTCGTTCTATACATAGTTCATACCCTTTCATTGAAATTATTGGCCAAGCTGGTGCCGGTAAATCGCGTTTAATTGAGTTTTTATGGAAATTAAGCGGTCGTAAAGAGTACGAAGGCTTTGATGCAAATAAATCAACAAATGTGGCGATTTATCGTAACTTTGCCCAAATCTCCAACCTTCCAGTGGTTTTGATTGAAGGTGACCGTAACGATGCACAAGGCAATAGCGTCAAACAAGCAAAGTTTAGTTGGGACGAACTCAAAGATGCTTTTAACGGTCGAGCAATTCGCTCGAAGGGCCTAAAAACCGCTGGTAACGAAACATATGAACCACCTTTCCGTGGTGCCATCATGATTTCGCAAAACAGTGCAATTGCAGCCTCTGAAGCAATTTTGACTCGTACTCTCCACTTGTCTTTCGATCGCAAAGGACAATCGCTAGAAACTAAACGTATCGTGGATGCTTTGGACCGTATAGAGCTGGAAGAAGCATGTACTTACATGACCCATTGCCTACGTAAAGAGAATGAGATCCTTACTACTTACCAGGAACGACTAAAAAGCCTTGAAGATCAATATCACAGTGTAGGCATTACACATACACGTATTGCCCTTTGCCATGCCCAAATTGCAGCACTGATTGAGGCTATAGCTGAACACGTACTGAATGGTTATCTCGACTATGAAGAAGTAGCTCTAGCCCAAGAAATGCTAATGGAAATGGCTCAACAGCGCGTGGACCAACTCAACGGTGACTGCCAGGAAGTTGAACAGTTCTGGGAAGCATTTGAATACCTGCAAAGTGGCCGATCTGCACCATTCAGTCTTAATCATCATGACAGCGATGCTCAGACTATCGCCATCAATTTAAATGAAGTCTACAAAGTCGCTGCCCAGCAGTACCAGAAACTTCCTGAAATTACGTTAATGAAAAACTTACTGAAGACATCACAAAAGTTCAAATTTATCGAATCTAACCGAGCTGTTAGCTCAAGCCGCTATCCAACTGATGCTGCTAAAAATCTGAATGCTGACAATGAAATGTCGGACAGACGTAGAACAGTGAAATGTTGGATATTTTCAAATCCAAACTATGGAGCACCACAAGCATGAAATCAAATGTGTGGGATGACTTAGATCTTAATGCACTGCCATTTATTGACAAGGAAATCGGACCAGAGAGTTTCAAGGAGCAATACCTTTGTACCTGGGATCCTGGCCATGACATTACCAATCAACTCAAAGATGACCAACGAAATATTGATGAGGCAATTAACCAAGTTCAAGCCTGTATTTGTTCTTTGGAATACAGCGCAACAAGAACTGCAAGAAAGGAGGCAAAAGAAGTACTACGAATAATACGAGCAAACTTAAATTGGGAAAAATACGATGAACTAAAAAATAAGGTCATCAAATTACAAAGCTTACTTTTTAAAGCTGGCTGACATTCAAAAGGAAAAATTATGAAATTTAAAGCAAAAGACAAAGTGGTTTATGAAGCAGATTACATCCCTAACAACCAAGTGATGACCATCACTCGTGGGACTCATAAGTCACATGGTGGGATAAATCAAGTTCGATTGTTATTAAAAGGTGGGGAAGGCTTGGCGCTATCTAGTGATTTACGCCTAGCAACTGAAGAAGAAATCACAGCTGGCCACCGCATCAAAAACTAATTTTTTAAGCACACATACAAAAGCGGCAACTTCTGTATGTGTCACACAATCACAAGAGAGCGCAATTATGCAAAACGATTCTAACGTAGAAACCACACAAGCGGAAATTCCAGCTTATTTACAGTGTGAACCACGCACATTCAAAGTGAAATTAAACAGTTGGCATGAGGACACATGCGAACTTGAATTCACAGTAGTAATCAAATGTATCGATGATGAACTACATGAACACAATAATTTTTGGTCTGGTCATAAAAATCGTCTAAGTGAAAACAATGGGGACATTGTTGCTGTGGTTTTAAAGATGATCGGAAGAAGTGTCTTCTGGTGGTGTTATGAAAATAACTCTAATTCGTTACATGAAAAATATGGCGTTAATTCTATTTTTCATGAAGAAGGCTGGTTATCTGACTGCTTCGAGATAACTAAATTATATTTTGAAAACAACGTTGATGACGATTCATTCGAATTTGAACCTGTAGTTACGGAGGAAAAATCTAATGAATCATGATCAAGAATTAGTTCAATGCTGCCGTTGTAGAAACAAACATTTAGTTAAAGATCGCTTACGCCAGCCAAATAAAAATACTTCTGGATTAATGGATCTGGTGTGTCCACGTTGCAAAGCACAAAGCTATTACAAAGTCAGCGAGGTGAAGAAAAATGTCTAAATATCAATGCAAATGCGGTGGTCTTATTCTTCCCGACTTTGACTCATTCCAAGTTGGTGATGAAGTTAATTGTATGGTTGAAACTCATAAAGCTATTAGTAATGGCATGGTAAGTGTGAACCAACGGGCTTTTGTAGGAAAAATTCTTAATATTAATGGTGACGAGTTCAAAATAAAGTCTAAAGGAAAACAATACACGTTCTTACGTGGTGAATTTTCTCCAATTGATGCACCTGGACCAATTGAATATTTCCGTTTAGGTAAGTGCCGTTGTGAATTAGACCAGGAGCAAAAACCATGCGTGGAATAAATAAAGTGATTTTGGTCGGTGTGCTTGGTGCCAATCCAATTCCTAAACAGTTTCAAAACGGTGGCTCCTATGCTCAGTTTTCAATTGCCACTTCAGAAAAATACCAGGACAAACACACTGGTGACTGGATTGAAAATACAGAGTGGCATCGGATTGTTGCCCACAACCGACTAGGTGAAATTGCCTGCCAATTTCTTAAAAAAGGTTCAAAAGTTTATATCGAAGGGTCATTACATACACGGAAATGGACTGACCAAAACAATCAAGACCGTTACGTAACTGAAGTTAGAGCCATTACTTTTCAATCGCTCGATAGCTTGCCACAAGCAAACCCGGTTTAAGGAATAATTATGACAGCTCTAATTTTTGATACTGAAACTCATAAATTACATGGTGACATTATTGAAGCTGCTGCAATAGAAGTGGTTTTTCCCCAAATCTCAGCAGATATTCTGATCATTCCAACCATGTTTGATTTCACAAAACGTTATAAGCCAAGTGAACCTATTTCACTTGGTGCGATGGCCGTCCATCATATTGTTGATGAAGATCTTGCAAAGTGTCCATCATTCAAAACATTTAAATGGCCAAAAGAAAATATCCAATACTTGATCGGCCATAATATTGATTATTACATCGAGGCAGTAAAAAGAGCTGGTGCAGATATAACGGGCATAAAACCTATTTGTACTTTAGCTATGGCTCGCTATCTTTGGCCAACATTGGAAGCCCACAATTTAACAGCACAGGCCTATCACATAAGCCGTGACCGTAAATCGACTAGACGCGGACTGAAAAATGCGCATTCTGCATTGAATGATTGCAAAACTACCTACGCACTTTTACACACTATTGTTCAAGAAAAAAATATTAGAAGTTTTCAAGAACTGTACCTCTTTTCAGAGAAGGCCAGAATCCCTACCCATATTTTCTATGGGAAGTACAAAGGTTCAGCTATTGCAGATCTTGATATGCATGCCCTCACGTTTTTAGCTCGAAAAACAGAGGATCAATACCTTTTAAAAGCAATCGACTATGAACTATTCCAACGTTCAAATTCCGATTTTACAAATGATTTGCCTTGGTAGGAATGAATATGGAACTTGTACAACCTGATCACCCAATTGCACAAGAAGCTTATGAAACAGTAAAAGCTATGTCTTGCGAATATATTAATATCGTGGCACAGGCTTATCAAAAATCTCAAACTGAAGTTGGCTATTTCATTAGTGGAATTTACCCGGGAACACCAGAAAAAAGCTTTAACCGTCAGGAATGGATAACAACGTTTGAAAAATTACAAGGAGCCAATGTATGACCGTAAGTGTGGACTCACTTATCGAGAAAATGCTTCTGAAATTAATGAAGCAAATCGAAGCAAAGCCAATTATTCCAATTGAATGTCAGCTCTGGGATGAACAGGATATTGCAAATTACTTTAAATATTCATTGGACTACACCAAACGCCATATTATCAGTAATGACAATTTCCCGCCGAGTCGAGAGCTGCCAACCTCTGCTACTGGAGATCGTACAGTATCACGCTGGAAGGCTACTGATGTCATAAGTTTCGGTATGGCATTTGATAAAACCAACATCAAATATAGCTAATAAAAAGGCCACCGTAAGGTGGCTTTTCTTATGCTAACAAACGACTTAAGCCGGATGATTGGTTTAATTCGTCCAAGATCTCATCATTCGTCGGGTTATAGTATGTCAAAGCCTGTTTAGGATCTTTCCAACCAAAGATTTTGCATAAAGTAAGTGCATTTTTAATACGTCTGGCCATAAGTGAAGCTGCCTCATGTCGTGAATCATGAAAGGTTAGATCTGAATTTTCCAATCCAGCTTGTTTACGTGCCTTTCTAAATAATGCATCACGTGACGAGTCAGAAACAGTAAAAACTTTTGGACTCCCCTTTCGGTCAATTTTTAAAGCTAAGGTCCACAGCTGAAGCGCAAAATCATCTAACGGTACCTTTCTAGCAGTACCATTCTTTGTTTTATCTAATTGAACATAGCGTTTAGACAAAAAGACGTGCTCTGGCAAGCGATTTACAATTTCTCCGGATCTCATTCCCGTGGCCATAGCAATAAGCCAAATCAATCCAACCTCTTGCATTTTAGTAGTTGGTACAGTTCCAGGTTTATATTTTAGAGCCGCCAGCATGCGCTGAAGCTCTTCAACTTCTGTACGTCTTTCACGATGCGGGGGTTTTTTGGGTTTTCGGAGGTTTTCAACAGGATTAAATTCAATCCATCCTTTATCCTTTCGGCACCAGTTAAAGAATGAAGACAAAGTAGAATAATCACGCAAAATAGTTGAAGGCTTGAGTGGCTTAATTGTTCTTTTACTAACTGTATCTTCCCACTGCTTTAAAAATTCCCCTTTATAACAACTAAGTGGCCAATCAGTATTTGGCAAATTGTCTTGGTAATAGCGGATCCGTTGCATTTCTTTTTTTGCAGTAGCTTTAAATCTGGAAACTTCATCTGAGTAACGGCCAAGAGCCTCACGCATAGTAATAACAATTTTACTATTAAGAGCTTTTTGAGTTGAGTCATTTAAAATGAGATTTCGTTCTGTCTCCTTGGCCCAACGGATTGCTAATTCTTTTTTTTCTAAAGTTTTAGTAACACGCACACCATTTAAAACAACATCTGCTTTCCATTTCTTATTAGGACGTTGATAAATCGACGTACTCATGTAAATAAAATCTCCTTAATCATTCTCAAGTTTCCGACCGGGTGGAAAACGGGTGGAAACATATACCAAAAAAACCCGCGAAATACCGTAAAAAAACATAAACGCCAGAAACGACAAAGCCCCAAGCCTTTGATATATAAGGCTTGGGGCTTTGGAGAATCTAATAGATTCTGAATCTGGTCCCGAGGGTCGGACTCGAACCGACACGTCATCTCTGACAGCGGATTTTGAGTCCGCCGCGTCTACCAATTTCACCACCTCGGGAGAGGAAGTATGTTTGTGTTGCGTATATTAGCGCGTTTGTAAAACTTGTCAAACCCTAAGTGAATATTATCGTTCACTTTTAGATCATTTAAACATTTTTCATGATTTAGGTCAGAAGCACAGCCATAAAAAAGCGAAAAAGTTTATACTAGGCCCAATTTTTGCGGTGTTTTTTCCTAAATATGCAACTGTCTGACTTTTCCTTTGAATTACCCGATGAACTTATTGCCCGTTACCCTCTCGAATCACGTAGTGCTTCACGTTTATTGCATTTAGACGCAAAGGGTCAATATCACGATCACATGTTCACAGATATTATCGATCTGTTTGAAGAAGGTGATTTGTTGGTACTCAACGATACCAAGGTCATGAAGGCTCGTCTTAAAGGAAAACGTGCCACAGGTGGGGCTATTGAGATTCTGGTTGAGCGTATGCTGAACCACACCACAGCGTATTGCCATATTAAAGCGAGTAACTCGCCTAAAGCAGGAGCTGAGCTTTTTGTCGGTGCAGACAATATTCCTGTAATTGTGCGAGGCCGTCACGAAAACTTATTTGTCGTTGAGTTTTCACAGCCAATTTTACCTGTACTTGAGCAATATGGTCAGTTACCTATTCCGCCTTACTTTAACCGTGAAGCAGAAGAAATTGACACTGAACGCTATCAAACGGTTTTCCATAACCCAGAAAAAATTGCCAGTGTGGCTGCACCAACGGCAAGCTTGCACTTTGATGAAGAGTTGTTAGCAAAGTTAGATCAAAAAGGGGTTAAGAAAACGTTTGTGACTCTTCACGTCGGTGCAGGTACTTTTATGCCTGTACGCACTGATGACATTACCAACCATGTCATGCACAGTGAATGGTGTGATGTTCCTCAAGAAACCATTGATTTAATTTTAGCGACTAAAGCACGTGGCAATAAAGTAATTGCTGTTGGTACAACCGCAACGCGTGCTTTAGAAAGTGCAGCCCAAGCGCATGGCGGAAAAATCGCAGCATGGACTGGTGATACTCAAATCTTTATTTATCCGGGTTATGAGTTCTGTATCGTAGACCGTTTAATTACCAACTTCCATTTACCTGAGTCTACCCTGCTCATGTTAGTTTCAGCATTGTCAAATAGAGACAACATTTTGGCTGCTTACGAACATGCAGTTAAAGACCGCTATCGCTTCTTTAGTTATGGCGATGCAATGCTGATTGATAAATTAGAAGTTTAA